TTTTCAATGCGTATATAATAGGAAGAAAACCTATTAAATAAGGATATATGCGTGTAAGATGTAGACGGTAAAACTCACATAAAGTTACTAAAGTTTACACTTATTGCCCCTTATTTGCCCCTTTTAATATAAAAAAACCCGACTAAAAGTCGAGAACAGTTCGATATTTTTTCGAAAGACGCCAAGTATTCCGAAATCTATGTTATCACTTATCGTAGATATTGGCAAATATAAAAAAGAGCTATGAGTTTCCTCGTAGCTCTTTGCCTATGATGGACTTTAATTATACCAAATAAAAAAAGCCCCAGCAAAATGCTGAGGCTTCGACCACTACCACCATGATATCCCTACTGTGGTCTGAGGGGAGGTGATATACTCCTTTTCGTTATTTTAGTTTGCGTGGTCTTGATTAAGCGAATGATCCGAACGACGTTACACGTCGCCCATTCTCTGATTGTCCAACTGCGACATAGCGACGATTTCCGGACCCGCCAATGTAACTGATCCAGATATAGCCGTCAACGTCACACCAGCCGTCATAGTTGATAGTTTCACCAGCTCCATAGACTGCCACGATTTCAGCACCTAGACCGGCACCAGCTCGAACATTAAGAGCTGATACTTCAACCGTAAACGTCCCGGTTTCCTCGTTAATAGTAATTATACCATCAAACGGGTTAGAGGTTGGTGCAGGGGATTGTGATTGGTTATCCGTTGGGAAGTAGAACCATCCTACGATGCCGTCAAAATTGCGTGTATTGTAACGTGCAGGACCGCCGACATATAGGCTATCAGCGTTGCCGTCAATATTCTGCTCGATAGTTCGCATAGTGTAGCCGTCTGAATCTTCGATAACCAAGCCAGTGTGTCCGTATGAATGTCCTGCGATGTAAGTGGTATCCATGACGAATACAGCCCCACGACGTGGACGGCTGTCGAGGTTGCCTTCTTGGTTGTACTCGACCTCATAGCCTGCTGCTGCCGCTGAGTTGAGCAAGTCAATGGCGTTGCCCCAAAGGGCACGGCCAAAGAAGTTAATTGAGATAGAGTTAGGCAGGTCAACGCATTGTGTCCCCCACGATCCATCTGCATCAGTACCGACACCAGCGTCAGCTAGATTTTCTGCGAATTGAATGATGTCATTATCTGTTGCCATATTAGTACCCTTCCTTATCGTTTCGTGGTTCGTTGTAGTTCAATGCACGCTCACTGTCTGCCACGCCCTTGGTTGTTGGGTCTGTAACGATACCAAGAATTACCAAGATCACAACGAAAGTATTTACCCCCTCTTGGATGTTGCTAGGGATATTAAGCCCGAACTGTTGCAACATAAGAAACACTGCTGAGATAAGAGCTACTAGAGTAGCTTTGTTTTGCAAGCGTAGTTTAAAATTAATCATTTTCATTTTCTCCTTTTTCTTCATTGAGAAAGAACTTTTCTTTATCAATATTTTTCTTAATGTATTTGTCGATATAAGGGATTTCCACCCCTAGCGCTGATAGACTAGCCAAAATACTAGAGCCGTAAGCGGCAATCATTGCAAAGATAAATGTATCTAGGATACCTCCGAGATTCATGAAGACCGCGAACGGGTAAAAAATGGCTACAAACGTAAACATTGCTATGTGACCGACTAGCCCTTTTCTAAATTTCGAACTTGAAAACTCATGGAAGGCCCAAGCTCTGGACACTCCTACCATGATATCTGCAAAGATAATCACCATTAGCAGAAACACCCAAATATGTTCGTCTATGCCGTGGTCATAGAAATCTTTGACCACTTGGAAGATACCAAAGATTCCGTCTGGTTTGTGCATTTAACACTCCTTAACATATTTATTTAACCCCCATTTTTTAAAACAAGAAATTCTTAATAATTTCGTCCGCAATAGCCTTGTGCCCTAAATCTCCCGGGTGGCTGGCAACGCCAGCGTTTGTGATAGTGTAGTTGGAACCATCTGGGAGTCTCAACACCTTGCCCATTTCAGACTTGTATTTAGCATCCTTAGAGTACTGATAGATGTCAACGAATGTAACACCCAACGGCTTACAGATACGTTTGATTCTTTCCACAAAATCTGGTGAGGCGTAGTAGATACCGACCCAATAGATTAGAGCCTTTGGCGATGCCGTCCTAATCCAGTTCACAAGGTTAGGGATGTCTGTTTCAAGGTTCTTGCGTTTCTCGTCGGTATTCAAGTTATCGCCAAACTGCAAAATGACAATATCTGTATCAGGACCTAGTGATTGCTTCATTTTACTGTCAAATGTCCCACGTCGATTGTTTGGATCAGATTCCCAATCTGCACCATTCCCACGTTCTACTACTGCACTAGGGTTTTTAGACAGAATGTAGTTTTTAACCAATGTGAAGTAATCTTTATCCGGTGCACTAGCAGCCATACCCATACCTTTAAGCCATGGGTGGCTCAAGATTGAGTTACCAAACACCGCTACACGGCTAGGGATATTTGAAACTGTTGACAGATTGCCATTGTTATCAACTAACAAACGGAATTTAGTACCATTCGGACTGGTAATCATCGGTGTTTTTTTGAACAATTCAAGCTCCGTTACAACAGGCTCGATTTTATCCGTTTTCTGCTTCAGCGTCTCAACTTTTTCAAGGGCACTCTCGTTAGCTACACGATAGCTGAAAGGGATAGCTTGTCCTGTTTCGTACATAATCTTTCCAGAATACCCAGCATTGTTAGTAACGTGTTGAGCGTCTTGGATCAAATTGCGTTCGCCCTTAGAGGCATAGACACGGTTATCATGAGATTCAAAGAATAACTGTTCACCGAAAAAGATTTCCTTATCTTCACCACGAACATTAAGCGTATTGTACCCTTCTGCAAGCTGTTTCTGGAACACTCGAGGAGATACAATCAAATCATTCTGGTCGATGTTACCGATGGCAAAATTATATGTTCCTGCATCCTTAACATAGACGTTGATTGTGTCAATAAAGCCGCGGCTCTTGTCCCATTTCTTGATAGGGCTCATGTATCCGAGATTGTTAATCGTCGTTACTTGTGTAGTATCAATGCCAGTGATGTCTGAACCAAACTGCACTTTTGATGTATCCGGCATGACGAATGGCACTTTTGAAGCAATGGCACTGGAGCCAAAATCAAGGTTTTCAAGATAGTGAGCTTGAGCATTTCCACCTTGAATAACTTTTGTAGGTTCGTCCGAGGTCAAGCGACTAATAAGGATATAGCCGTTAGCTTCAGGAATGAAATCTTGATTAACTAACACGTCTGTAGTAGAGAATGTTTTAAGTTTCTTACCCGAAATGTCAAAGTAATGAGTGAACACCCCACGGACATTTTTCAGTCCGTAAGTCACGCCAGCTTGCATGTAGAGCCTAGGATAAGTGCCCCATGTCGGTGCGTCGTATGTACCGTTTCCACTACCAGACCAAGCCTTCCCGACCTTAAATGTGCGTTCGTCAACTAACTGTTTAACAACATTAACGAAACTGAGTTCTTCGGGCTTAACATCTAGCGTCAATTTAGGAATTTTGAGAGAAATATAGCCGTCTGGGAGATTTGAAAAGTCAACGTTAGCTTTTTTCAAATCCTCAAGAGAAGCGTTAAACACTTTTGCGGTCTCGTCTGGTTTAGAAGATACATAGAGCATACAATCTTCTGGTGGGATGTACTCTGTAGTGATTAGGTCGTCTGTTTCAGAGAACTTCTTAACGAGGCGTCCGCCGTCGCTGGAAATCGCAAACGAGAAGATCCCACGGATATTTGATAGATAGTATTTAAACCCTTTTTTAATCGGAATTGGCATGAATCGGAGCCATCCATTAGAGGCCCATGTCCCAATTGATGTGTTGTTCCAAATATAGACTGAGCCTTCAATCTTATCTCTCAATAACTGCTCGATTGATTCCGTGAAGTCGATGTTGTCAGCTGTCACTTCATCAACATTAAGTCCTCTAGATTGATAGACACCGCCCTCTTTCCAATGCCTATCTCCTTCATTGAAGTAGTACCACTTCCCTGTATTGCTTGCTACTACGATACCGTTGGCACCGTTTGGATAAGTACGCTGAATCTCTTCCAGCGAGCTAAGAACGGCCTTAGGAGCGTTTGACGAAATGGCATTAAGTTTTGACTCAACCCATTTAGTACTAGCTTTCCCATCAAGATTTTTAGAAATGTTGTCAAGACGGTCTGGTAGCGTGTTATAGGTATCTCTGGATTTCACGACTTCCATATCTGTATTGCCGCTCTTGGCAGCGTCATCGTATGTGATTTCCATACCTCGAGCGATGGCTTCACGGACATCGGCTCCTTTAGTTTTTTTGCGGATAGCGTCCACAAGAACGCTGATTTTATTAGTATTCTCAAGAGGGGTCACATCATCATATAGATTCAAGCGTCCCTCTGCTTCATTCTGTGGCATTAAGCACCTCCTAATTCATTTCGTAAACGAGAAATTTCAGCTTCTAGCTCGCTGATACGTTGAGCACGCTCTTGTTGACTCATGTTAAACGCTGAGAGCTTAGCGTCGTAATCAGCCTTAGCGACATTGTAGTCTGCAAGGGCTTCATTATAAGCCTCACGTTCAGCATCCGTCGCATTTGCCCCTGGAGCTGTCGGAGCTTTCGGTTCAACCGGTTTAGACTGACTAGCAGATTTAAGAGCAGCCAACTGAGTATTCAACTGTTCTAGCTTCTTCTGCTTACTAGCTATTGATTGATCTAGTTTGAGTTTTTCAATCGAATTGTCAGCTTCTTGCGTCTGCAATTGATAAGCTGATAGTGATTGGGATTGTGATCCGATAGTCAAATCAACTGACTGTGGATTGAGTATATCAATCTTTTTTTCTAAGATTTGCAATGTTTCAATTCCAGACAGTGGTGCATTGATGATCTTATGCTTGTTCCCAATTCTGAACTTGCTATATCGACTATCAATCAAGTAACGTTCAACTGCTGAGATTGTCCATTTAGCCAGTGCAATCTTTTGATTCCTCAAATACTGCTTACCCCGGGCTAACAGAATGCTAGGATTGTCAATTTCTGTCCAGATTACTGATTTTCGAATGAAACCAAACTTTTTTATCAGCTCCTCGTCAGCTAGATACATCTTCCCGTCATTCACGCTTCGAATGTCGAGCTGGGCCCGTGTAACGTCCGGGCTCTGGTCTTCCTCTTGGCCTTGGTTTTGGCTCTGTAAGTCTGCCCCAATCGGTACGATTATTGTAGCGAGACCGTCAAAGTCAACTTCACGGCTCGCAGATTTGATGTTTTGGCCTAGCTTGATTGGGCTTTCTTTGGTAGTCCCAATCTCTTTAGTCCAATCCACATACAATCTTGTGTTGAACTCTCTTAACGTGAGATAGCCACCAATGTTATTAATAATCCGTTCCTTAACGGTCTCCCAACTCGAATCATAGCCGATATAACGGAATGGACGGTCTGACTTACCGTGAACAGTGATATTTCTTGGTGTGATCCGCTTAAATTCCTCGATTTGAACATTTGCGGAATCAAAGATTATTTTGAAATAGTCCTCAGCACCCTTATTAGGCAGTTTTTGAAACCATTGAGCAGAATCGTGGAGATATGACAGGAAGTCTTCACAGACAACTTTTTGAACGAATCCGTTCGTTGACATTTCATTGGTCATCGTTAGGACTCGACCGACGAACTCAACTTCGTTATCTCTTAAATTGACGACTTCGATGATTGATTTAAACTGAACCATTTTCTGGTACATCGTATGGTCTAACGGAATTGCAAACTCTAACTCGTGGATACTGTTGACAGCTTGCTTGATTTCACCGTGGACAATCTTATTACCTCTAGGACTGTATGGGTCGTGAATGACTCTACGGCTTGCAGTGGTTCTATTAAGCTTGTCCCATCGTCTATCTAAAAAACTAGGCCACCAATAAATGGCATAGCCTGCCTTTTTAGCCAATTCAACAGGACGCTCTGGAACATTTATCTTTTTCCCTTCAAGGTATTCCTTCGAGCTGCTTGAAGTAACAACGTAGAAGTGAGATTGATATATACCACTGTCGCTATTGTGGTCGACTGAATTAATAGTACAGTGCCAATCATCGCCCCATTTCAAAGCATCGTACCAAACAAGGTCATCCTGTCCGGACTGCTCCGACCAAGTTGGGACTTGCAATCCAGATATACCATTGCTAGACTTTAGCCCCTTGACACGGATAGCGTAGCCTGTACTACTGATGTTGAAAATTTCAATGCTATCACAAGATACTGTCATGCCATCACCTCGTTAGAATAGTGCATTGCTACTGTGCCATTCCCTTGTGCTTCGAAATAGTTGATTCCGATATCAAGCGTGAGAGCAAAATCTTTGTTCTCGCCTTTTTTGAGATAGTAAATTGTCCCGTTTGCATCTTTTAACGTTATATCCTCACTACAGATGATCACTGGGCTGATTGATGTATCTCCAGCGTTGACGAAATAGACTGGTGTCTTCTTCTTCTCATAGCCTAAATACCATTTAGTCCATGTTGAATTGTCGTTTTCAAAGTCAAATGTGTCCCAAACATCATCGAAGTATTCGTCTTCGTGAAATGCGAATGGATAGCACTTAAACACGATGGTAGCGACCAGATTCTTCTTAATCGGGTCGTCTGCTACCTTGATGTGCTTAACCTTGCCCATCCAGTAATATCGACGGTCGTGAGTATCTCTTAATTTCCACTGGGGTTTAGTAACCATGCTTGACTTAATCTGCCTTTCAGCAATTTTGCGATTCTCGTAAGTCGTAAATGGTAATTTGAACTCATACGTAATTTCTCTTGACTCAAATACACGTTCTCCCAACGCTGAGGAGAAGTCAAGTTCCCCTTGCATATAAGGGATAGACTCGACAATCTCTTTCTCGTCTGGCGTTGGTGCTTCACGTTTTTGTAGGTACCACCCAGCGTCACGACTGTTAAAATCGCCAAACGCTATATATTCTTTGATTTTAGTAATCATAATCTGTGTCGTCCTTTCAAAGTTTTAATCGTATCAATGGCACTGTTGAAATTATTAACTGTGCCACCAACCAATGCACCAGTATCAAGCACCATGTTTTGACCTTGTGCAATTTGTTCCTTGACGTCTACGAGAGCGTCAATCACATCATTAAGCAAGCCAGCTGAATGTGCAGCATAGGCTTCTTGACGGGCTGAAATAGTGGCGTCTGGGGTTTTATTCCTGAGCACTTCCATTTTCAACTGACTAGCCATGTTTGAAGTGGCCCCCGTTAGCATGGCATTAGCTCGAACATTGAAGCCGTTAACTTGGTCACGGATAAAATCAAGACTATTAGCTACCTCTGGCGCTGATTCGTCGATACCTCGAGCGATACCAAGACCAATCCACCAACCAACTTGGTCACGGAATAAGTGCGATGGTGAGTTGATTTTGGCTTTAGCTCTTGCAGCTCGTTCTGCTTGTGCTACAAGGGCGTTAGCTGCCGCTGTAACTGCTCCAAGAGCTGAGTTCATACCTGCTGCTAGCCCTTGACCGATGTAAGCCCCGGCTGCAAAGAAGGCACCGTAACCGCTACGGGCTGCGGCTGCTGCTTGGTTAACCGCTGCTTGAGTAACTGCAACTAATTGTTGTCCGCTTGACTGCATGGCTGAAACCATTTGAGCGCCGCCTGTTCTCACTGCAGCAACGACTTGGTTCATGCCATTTCTCACCGCTGACACGATTTGATTCATGAAGGCTTGTGTGCTAGCGACCATTTGCATACCACTAGAGCGTAGAGCTGCAGTCATTTGCATAGCCCCAGACGTTACAGCTTGAACCGCTGACATCATCGTTGCCTGCAATGTCATTGCTGCCGCCCCAACGGTAGCGAATACGCTAGCAAGCATCATGACTTGAGCACTTACCATTGCAAGCCCTGCTCCTGCCATTTGGGCTGAGCTAGCAAGCATAGCAAGCTGACTAGATACCATGGTAGCCATCATGGAAACCATGCTGAAACCAGTCTGAGCGGTCATGAGCTGAGCACCAAACATGGTCACTGCTGAGCCTGCCATCATAAGTTGGCTAGTCATTTGCATCAAGCTAGTAGCAAACATCATGAATTGAGTGTTTAGCATGGTCAACGAAGTACCAATCATCATGAATTGCGTACCTACAAGCGTTAAGCTAGTACCTAGCATAGTTGAGCTAGTAGCCATCATGGTCATGCTAGTAGTGATCATAGTTAGCTGAGTAGCTAACATAGTTAAGCTAGTAGTTAACATAGTCATGCTTGAGCTGATAGAAGTCATGCTAGCAGTCAATGTCATTGAAACTGTACTGAACTGAGTTAAACCAGTCGCAGCAACCATCAAGGCCGGCGCCAGTGTCATGATTTGCGTTCTAAACGCAGTGATAGGAGCTACAATAGCCGTTAAACCAGCTAGCGATTGACTAGCTTGACTAGAGAACGTACTGAACGCAGTACCAGCGGTAGTGAGTAGTGATTGTAGGTTTGTGAATGACGATTGAATGCTTGTAATCGTGCTAGAGAATGATGTCAATCCAGATACAGCGCTAGACGCTGAACTTGATACCTTACTCATACCATCTCCGAGCTTAGTCATACCAGTACCAGCTTGAGCAAGTCCTGCTGAGTTGTTACCAATAGAACCGACACCTTTAGCGACTGCTGCAAGAGATGCAGCCATGTCTCCAAGGTTTGTGTTGGTGATCTTAACCACACCGTTTGCCAATTGATTGAATCCAGAACCCGCTTTTTGAGCAGCCGTACCGATTGAGTTGAACACATTAGCCAAGCTATTCAATACGCTACTAATTGCACTACCAGCGGATGTAATAACGCTTGAAACACCTTCAAACGCCGACTTAATGCCGTTTCCGATACCTTGCGCCGCTGTACTGATTGATGTCCCGACCGATTGCACTACGCTAGCAATACCTTGCAATGCTGCTCCGATAGCTGAACCAGTAGCACTGATAATGCTAGCTACACCACTCAACGCCGTACTAATAGCTGTACCGATACCCATTGCAGCGGTAGCAATTGCCATTCCTGCCGCTGACACAACGGATGCAATACCACTAAATGCAGCACTAATCACACCACCGATTGCCGTGATGATAGGTACGATTTGAGTGATAGCTGTAACGATCGCTGAAATGATTTGGGTAATGATAGGTGCGAGAGTCTGAACAACCGTAACAATGGCAGAGATCACTTGACTAATTACCGGTGCCATTGTTTGAACGACTGTAACGATGCCTTGAATCAAGGTCATAATGACTGGTGCCGTTGCTTGGATAGCTTGGACAATTACTTGTAAAACCATTGCAATCTGTGGTCCGAATTGCCCGATTACTTGAGCAACTTGAACAATACAATTTGAGATAACCGGTGCGATTGCCACAATAGCGTTAGCGATTATCTGGGCTACTGCCGTGATTGTGTCGCTGATAATTTGGACAATCGGAGTTACTGCTGTAACTATCTGGCTAATCGCAGAACCTAGAGCGGTAGCCAAACCACTAAAAGCGTCAATGATAGCTGGCAACGTCCCTAAAATAGACGTCCAAGCATTCCCAAACGCCGTAATAGCTGGAGCTGCATTGCCTAGAGCAGTGCCGATAGCTTCAACCAATGGCGAAAGTTTGGCGAGTCCTGGTGCAGCTTCACCGACTGCCTTAATGACGATACCGAATGCCGTACCAAACGCTTCAACGATAGACCCAGCTGCCTTACCAATAGATTCAACAACAGTTCCGAACGCTGAGCCAATAGAACCGATAATCTGTGAAACACCGCTTGCATGGCTTGCTAGTAGTGAGAATGAAGCCACAATCAATGCAATCGCTGCACCGATTCCGACTGCTGCGATAGCAATACCAGTAGCGAATGAAAGTATTTGAGCTGAACTTAGTCCTTTAAGACCTTGTAAGGCGAATTTCAACCCTTGCCCAAAACCTTTGTAGGTCTCGGCAATGCCTTTGAGCAGGGCTGTCAACACTCCTTTTATCGCATTCCCAGACGATTTTATGACGTTTGACATCCCATTGAACAATTGAGCAATAGTTGACTTAGAACGTCTAGCGCTGTTGGCAGCTTGCTCTGTTCCTTCTGCTGCATCCTCTCCGAATTTTTTGAATGGATTTAGACTCTGGATGAAGTCCAAACCTTTCAATGCAACACCTACCGCTGAAATACCAGCTTTGGCAGTCATGAAACCTGCTACCATTGCCAAAATACCGCTAGTGATACCGTTTAAGATTCCCGGCGGTATTGAGCTGATAAACCTAGAAATTGCTGAAACGACTTGAGATATCCAGTTAACTAGCGTTCCAAGAGCTGAGCCAATGCCTGCAATAATCGACTGCATTTGTGAGCTACCCAGCACCTCGCCAAGAGATGAACCGATAGTTTTAAGAGCGTTCCAAGTATCTTGCACCGCCGCTTTGAATGACTGAAACGCTCCTGTATCAGCAAATGAGCTGATGAAACTTCTGACTGATGTCGTGGCAATGTTTAGAGCTTTTGAGACACCGTTAGCAATGTCACCGAATACCGAGCCAATGCCCTGCATTAGCTTGCTACCGTCAATCTTGCTGAATAGTTGCTTGATTGAGCTTGAAATGTAAGTGAAGGTAGCACCAAGATTTTTCAAGGCTCCTGTATTTGAGAAGCCTTTCCAAAGCGAAGACAACCCACTGCCAATCTTGTCAGCAATTCCATTGATATCAACTCTTTCGAGTGCATCAGTTAGTCCAACAACTGCCTTGATACCAATCTGATTGAGTTTTTCAAACTGTGGCATTAGCTTATTCGCTAAGGACTCTTTCATCCCATCAATAGCTTGGTCAACAGTCTTGAACTCTGTGGCCATCTTGCTGAAAGTGTCGTTATTACCAACTTTAGCAATAGCGTCAAAGAAGTCTTCTGTCTTAATCTTGCCATCCTGGACTGCTTGGACCATTTCAGCGGTACTCATGCCCATTTCTTTTGCAATGGCTGCAATACCTGCAGGCGTTTGCTCTAGCATGAGTTTGAAGTCTTGCCATTGAACCTTTGGTTTAGCTGCCATTTGGGTTGCTTGTTGGCTCAAGGTCTTCATGGCTTGCTGTGGGTTCTCTGCCGCTGCCGCAAGACCACCGAAACCTTTAACGAGTTCCGTCGTATTCTTCGTCCCAACTGCCGCTAACTGTGAGTAAGTAGAAGCCATGTCAGACGCTGAATAGATGGTCTTGGTAGCGAAATCCTGCAACTCGCCTTTGACTTGCTTGATTTGGTCGGTAGGCATGTTAATCTGTTGCATGTTGCCTTCAAAGGTCTTCCACGCTTTAGTAGAGCTGTTAAGCTCACCAACCATTGACTTCATGCCATTACCAAGGGCACTAATACCGCCCATGATAGCCCCACCGATTAAGTTAGCACCTAATACAGACTTAAACACCGAACCAACCTTACCAGCTGAACCTTTCAAGCCTTCCAAAGCTCCCTTGATGCGTTTAGCCCCACTTTCAGCGTCTTTTCCGTCAAACAACGCCTTGATGGTGACTGTGCCATCTGCCATAGATTATCCCTCCTTTCTAAAATTCTTCTTCATATTCCTCGATTACTTCGTTAGGGAGAGCATAATCTTTCTGAAGCCTACGCATTTCCTCTTTGTACTCGGCTGAGTCGCCCTTTTGTGGTTTCCATTTCCGGATTTTGATAACTTCCATAAACTTCGTACCCTCTGGAAGTCCAGAAAGTAGAGCGTTAAACTTCTTCCAGTGCAGTTCGCCTTGAACATCGAATAAATCAATGCCGTAGGCTTGCAAGAATGACGCATAGATATAGTCACCGTCATAGCGAATGTCATAAGGTGCCTGCTCTTGCTTGCCATTGCTTGCTGTGGTCTTCATAGGGTTTCCTGCTAAGTCATACTCGACATGGTTGTCTTTAACGTCTGCTAGGCTTATGTGTTCTTCAAATACTGATTTGAAAACCTTTGATAGTTCCTCAATAGAGTAACCTTCAAAAGCGTCGTTAAACGCCTTGGCTTTTTCCTCTCTGGTCTCACCTTCAAGGCTAGGGCTGATTAACATCCGAATAGCGAAATGCGGTTTGACATACTCTGGTATATCTTCATCCCTCATCATTTCAAACATTTTTAGGACGGTATCAAAAGACAAATCTAGGGCGTACTCTTTATCATCGATTACTAACTTATCCGTTAGTTTTCGTGATAGATCTAGCATGATTACTCAGCCAAATATTTATCGAAGGCTGCCTTTGAGTTTTGATTCTCAAATTCAGAACGAATGCCGGTAATAGTTTCAATCAGATAGAACATGGCGATATTTGTTGATTCACCCGAAAACGCATAGACAAGATTAAATGCTTCTTCATCGTCAAAGATTTGTGTAAAACCTTCTTTCACAAACTCCGTTGCCGCATCAATTGCAGTCTTGTTGTCTGTACCTTGGATCGCTAGGCTCCTAGCTTCCAATTCTTTCCCGACTTCTTCCATGCGCTTTATATTGCTATCTGACATTGGGAAATTAAGTTGGAACTCACCGAAATCTACAGGGATGACATTGCTACGTTTTTTAATTACTACCATGTTTGTTATTCTCCTTTAATACGAAAAAAGAGGGTAAGGGCTAAACCCCACCCTCTTAGTTGTCTTATCTTGTTTTTTATTTAGTTAGATTATCCGCCTACGACTGGTGTACCAGTTTCTGATGATGCACCAGAACGGGCAGCACGTCCAGAAGTTTCTGAACCAGCCCCGGCTACTGCTGCGGCTGCGACTGGTGATGCAGTGATGTCGTGCTTCTCTGGCTTGCGTGACCAGTTAACTTGGAATTTGATTGATTCAAGTTCATGCGCTTCACCTTCACCAATTTCGATTCCAGACAAACGTCCAAGGCCTTCTTTGTAATATTTGCCTGTTGGCACTACTTCTTTGTACCAAACGACCAGTTCATCAGCCAAGTCATCTTCCTTGCCAGCGATAAAGTTTTGAGCTTTATCATCATATTCGCGGTGACCTTCGAACGAACGTCCACGAGATTTTGAAGTGATAACTTTCTCTTTGGTCCCATCACCGTCGAAATAAGCAACGTCATCGTCTTCTTCATCGTTTTCTGGTGAAGTTTCTTTGACACCTTTAGCAATCCACATATACTTGTCATCAGTTGGTGGAGTGTCTGGATGTTCTGGGTCGTAAGGTGCGATATAGTGTTTGCGAATCGCATTTTTATATTTAGCCATTTAGTTAAGGCTCCTTTCTACTTCTAGTCTTGCTTGCAAATCAAGCAAGTAAATATAAAAGCCCTGCTCGTCGGCATCGTTTAAACTCGGTGTCTCGACGGTCAAGGCTAAGAATGTGTATGAATTATTTGAACTTGGTAACTCAAATCCGATTTTGGAAAGCTCAGTGTTTATTTTCCAAAGAATAGCGTTTAGCTTTTGCTGGTCCTTCGATTTAATAGCTATCTCATACGGTAGCGATAGAATCTGGGTGCCAGCCATGTCTTCGTCTTCCACTTTGCCGCCGGGCAAGGGATAGACTGAAAGACTTTCGTCTTCTGAAAGATAATCAAGTTTGCATTTCAACGGCAGTCCAAGCGTATTGATGAAGTTTGCGAGAACTTCTGAAAAATCGTTGTCGTTCATTAGTTAACCCCCATAGCTCGTAAGGCGACTTTGCCCCAGTTCTTACCATGCTTAGGAATAGCTTTCTTATCCCACCGCTTGCCAGTTCCGGGTGTAGTGTATTTGCTGAAAGTGAAGCTTCTATTTTTGTTGTAACTAGACCCATAGAATTGAGCTCTTGCATAAGGTCCCGGATATTTAATGCCATCGCTAAAAGCTGAACCGCTAGCACTCAAAGTCCCATCTCTACGAGGGATGAATGGCTGCATGTCTGTAATCATTTGACCAATCATGGCAACTTTTCCACGTTTGACCGCTTCAGGACTGCATTTCTTTTCGAGACCTTGCAAGTCAACTTTAACGGTTACATTAGCACCCATTAGATCACCTCGATTTCATAGCAAAACACTTTGTTTTGTCTTGGATAGTAGACTGGAATAATGGAACGAATCTTATAATCACGTTCCCCGTCATTAATCAAGCCATTCTCAAAACTTTCATTAATAACCACTGGGCAATATTTCGGATAGACAAATAAAACGCTGGGTTTTGATTCGCTACGATTGTTAGTTGACCCGCTAACATTGAACTGCCTATCAAATCTAACGGCTTTTAGGGTTGTGGGCTCATCATATGTTACTTTTCCCCATACGTCTGTTTCACCCGTTAGCTTTTTGATTGTGACAGCGTCAACTAGCATCCGTTTATCAATAACGGTCATAACATACCCCCTTATAGCCATATCCTGCCCCTTTAAGAACGTTCAAAGCGTCAAGAGATAGATTATACCGACTACCCTCAGTGGACACTTTAGCCGTACTCTTATAGCTGATAGAGGTACGCCCTAGCGATACACTAGAAACTGATTGCTTTTCATCAGCGGTCATGATGCCGCTAGAATCCAAGTATGCAATTTGAAAAGCCGTCGCTAATTTGACGGCCTTCTTTCGATATTCCAGTTCTTTTTCAAAATCAACAAAGTCATAGAGGTTTCTAATAAACATATTGATAGCCAATTCTGCTCTAGCTCGTAGCTTTTCAAAGTTTTCGACCTCATCAAAACCAAGTTCTTTAAACTCGTTTTCAGTTAGATAAGCGATTTTAACCACCTCCATATAAAAAAGGCGGTGTATTATCCGCCTTCTAGTTTATTCCTCGATTTCGTAACCGAGATTAAGAAATGCTGAAACAGCGACGTCGTTGGTAGCTGTGAAGCTTACGCCATCTTTGGTCAAGACAACGCCGTTTACTGTTGTTTTTTCTTCCTTCTTAGCTGCCATAGTTACCCCCTATTAGGCTGATTTGTGGACGTAGATAGCTTTCTTCTTGTTGTCCAAAACGAAAGCGTCGTAACGGATACGTCCTTCAACAAGTTTTCCGTTGATTCCTGGTGGGTTATCGTGAATCTTGTAGTCTTCAAGCTTAACTGGTGATGTAGTAGCTACTGGGTGAGCGATGATAAACTCGACACCTTGAGGAAGGCGGCCCGGTGTAAGAACTACTGGCATGCCGTCAATCATACCGACTTGACCATTGATTGTAATTTTTTGTCCAAGATCAGACTGTTTAACAAATGCAGGGTCAAGTTTGATAAGTTTGTAGAACTTAGAAGATACGTGAAGCACGCGCCCCGCTGTTGGAACAAATGCTTCTGTAAGCTTGATTTGACCGTCAAGCACTGCTTCATAAGCGTTATCTTTTGTAACTGCTGCTGTAACGATGTTATCTGTGTCAGCACCGCCTGCAATAGTTGCGAATCGGTATGTGTCGATTTCTGGGATAACAACTTCTGAAAGCTGACGGGCAAGAGCTTTACCAGCTTCCATCACGCCGTTTGTGTCTTGTTCTGATTTCTTATCAATGGTGAATGTGAATGAGCGGTCTTTCTTCAATACCATTGTTTGAACAGTATTACCGAGTTCATCCGCTGTACCGTAACGATTGACACCGCTAGTTGTGTAATCATTCATTTGTGATGTAGGAACAGAATACACCTTAACTGTGTCAACACCGGTAAAGTCGAAATCTTGGTTAATGATACCAGTTGAAAGAGCTTCTTTTGTGAAGCGTTCATCAACTTTGTTGTCAAATTTCTGTGCGTAGTTAACAACCATGTTTTAAATACCTCTTTTCTTTTTATACGCTATCAAAGCCTTCAAATAGGGCTTTATCTTCTGCGCTAATATCTTGCCCAGCGTCCGCTGCCGGATTGCCTGGAAAAGTGATATTAGGGTTTTGCGGCTCGCTTTGAGCTTGAAAAAGGTAAGGGCTAGACTCTTTAAGACCGTTGATAGTTTCTTCTAGGACTGGTTTCCCGTCTTCACCTAGTTCAATCTTGTCTAGGTCAATAAACTTCATAAGGTCCTCAGAGTTATAAGCTCCTACGTCCTTCAATGCCAAAGCTACCGCATTTGTCTTCTTAACTTGCGCAAGGTTGGCTTCATTCTCAGTCTTGTAAGTGTCAAATTGAGCTTGTAAGTCCGCTAATTGTTGCTTAGCTTCTTCACTAGCTCCCTCTTTAGCTTTCAAGTCTTCGAGCGCTTGGCTTTGTTGCTCAAGTTGTTGCTTAAGGCTGTCGTTTTCAGCTTGCAGCTCAGACTTAGCTTGTGATTTAGCGTTCTCAATACCTGCCCCGTACGCTTGCATGATATTGTCAATCACACTCTTGTCTGTGATACCAGCTTCAACTAACATGTCACGTTTTAAACTCATACTTAAAACTCCTTTGCTTTACGTCCGGTGGACTGTATTAGCCCAGTTTTACGACATTTGACAGGTCATGATAGTCTAATTCCTATCAGTCAAGATTTTGGATCACCAGCTTTCTTTTTCTGTTGTTTCCGCAGCTCGATTGCTGCTTTAGCTTGGTTGAATGGGTCATCATAATACCTCTCTCTCGAATAATCTCGATATAGGAATGGATAACGTTTCAGATAGTCCCTCATAGCTGCTTGCTGTTTCCTAACTTGCCCCTTGTACTTGCTTATTAGCTCGTCATCCTCTAGCTTGTTAGCAACATGAAGGAACTCTTTAGACTTCCTGATAGAGCGTTCTATAGCTCTCTGCTTAGCTTGAGCGTTGGCGTTCTCTATTGCTTGCTCTGGTGTTAGGTCCTTTAGGTGTTCCGGTAAGTCTGGCTTGTAGTTAGCACCTACCACAAACGGTGTTATCTCATGACGGCAGTTGATACCAAGACAACCGCCTGCGCTACCAAACCCATAATCGGATAGTGAATAGATACGTTCACCTTTCTCCGTCCTAGCAGGGCCATGCGTAACTATTTGATGCTGCAATGGGGCGCACATTTCACGGGCTGTTGACTTCATCGAATAATAGAATGTATCGATGCCCACTTCCTCGGCTGGTGCCATTCTAGCTTCACGGTAAACCCGCCATGATGTTGAGCGAATAACCGTCCTAGCGTATGTGTCAGCTCTCCACCGTTGCCCTTGCTTGTCTGTGAAACCATAGAAGCCTTTTTCAGCCCACTTCATAACCGTAGTAGAAACGGCTTTGTTAGGGCTCATAACCCCGGTGACAACCTTGGCCACTGTTTCCTCGACTATGGACTGATAGACCTTTCTGACACTGACTGGCAGCGTGGTATTGATAAGGTTGTTGATGCCTCCCATAGTCTGATTGACGTAGTTGGCTAAATTAATCTGGATAAGATTGTTATCCACAAAGTCACCACCGCCCATTGAATCTAATAGCTGGGTTTTGGTGTCCTTATATATCTGGTAGCCTTCGTTTTGAATGACGTAGCGTAACTGTTGCTCAGCTACTCCGGACCTTTCAGCGATAAGCTTGACATTCTCATCGTTGAGCAAGCCCATTTCACTCATTTTCTCAATCTGCCAGATATAAGGGTTATCCTCAAGGCTAGCACTGCCACGCTCTCTGATACGGTCAACAACTTGGTCGAATAAGTCCATTGTCATTTGATGATAGATGTCGGCAACACGGCTAGCGTCTAGCATTAGCTGCTGATCATTTAGCTTGATTGGTTTCTTATCCGCCATAAGTTATCACTCCCCATATATCGACTTATCTTCTAAGCTTCTATCGTTGTTGGCTTCTTCAATGGTGTTGCCGTTGATTTCTGCCTTGATTGCCTTGGCTTCCTCTGGTGTCACGTTAAGGACTTTTTCAATAGCCATTGTGTCAGTTCCAAAGCCTGCGTTAACCACCTTTATCCAGTAATCAAGCTCTGCGTTTCGGTCTGTGAAGACACCATCATCAAGGTTAACGCTGATAGCTTCCATCTCTGGGATTGAGCCGCTATATAAGCCGTAAGCTTTAGCAAGCTCTAGCATAGATATGATTAGCTCTCTTAGTGATTGTTCTACCAGTGAGACAATACTGTTGCGCATTTGATAAGTGTCCGAGTTCTCGCTGACAATCTCTGTCGCCGTCTTCATGCTCTTGCCATCAAACGTAAACATCCCAGCTGACACACCTAACTGCATTTCAAACAAGCTCAGACCCTCGTTGATAGCCTTGATATAATCTTCTGAACGGATAGGTGTAGTAAGGTCGGTAATCTTAACGCCGCCGTCAATATCGTTGCTATCGAACTGTTCATAGACGTTCTGACCTACTTCAAATTGATGTCGAACAACAACCTTGCCCCCTTCTTCTGTATAGGTAGGCTGAATCAGTTGAGCAGGGACAGCAACACGACGCTGCCCCATTTTGACCTCCCACAGAAACTGGTCGTAGGTCTCGTTTAAGAAATCAATCGTAGTCTTAGCATTGTCAAAGATAGAAAGACCGAGAGGGCTATTGATATCCTTGTTATTCATGCCGGGGGCTTTCAGATAGGTAAATAGTGGACGGCTTAAACCGTGCAATTCCACTGATTCCTCTAGGTCCTCATAAACTTCTGATAGTGGCACCCTCTGGCCTACAATGTTTTGATTGTCCGAACGGTATAGCTCGTTTGATACGGTATATTTGCCATCTTTAGACCACTCATGAAGCTCAATTAGCGTGTAATAGATTACTTTCTTACCTTGACCTTTCGTGG